CTGTTCCTCAATGAATTCAGGAGTTGTAATGATTGCAAGCATGAAATCTGCGGTCATCGAAATTGCATGACTCTCAGCAACATCTGAAAGTTCCATATCAGATGCACCTTGAGCACCACGATTGGTTTGAATCACACTCCAGATTGGTATTTTCAAATCAACAGCAAGACCACGAACCTCTTCTGCAACGGACTTGTAGAACGAATAGGAGTTTTCACTGGTGCGAATTCTCGAAGAAGAACAGATGGTCAGATAGTCAATCAAAATCACATCCGGAACAAAGTTTTTCTTGAGTTGCAACTCGTTCAAAAGAGAGCGGAAAAGTATGGTATTACCTGCACCAGTAGGGTATTGTTTGATGATGAGCTTACCGATAGTCTTTTTGCGAATTTTCTCAATTTTTTTCAAATATTCATCTCTCGATAATGAGTAGATATCGCCCATGGCAACATTCATCAAATTTGAATCAATGCGCTTGGCGATTTCTTCTTCCGAAATCTCGAGAGTGATGTAGAGAACATTGAAGCCTTGCTGCAGATAAGAGGCTGCAAAGTTGGACAGGAACAAAGTTTTTCCCGAATTGGTAGATCCAAGTAGGATGTTCAATGTTCCTGGTGTGACGCCACCTTTGGTGATCTTATTCAACAGTTCGATATCAAAAGGTAGCCGCTTTTCTTTTTTGTGGTAGTATTCAAATCTTGCTTCTGCATCATCAGAGAAATCATGACCAATGTTTGTGTCAAAAGAAACAGAAAGAGCATCCTTGAGCAAATCAGGGATTGCACCTTTTCCTTTGGATTTCTTTTCATCGGTGATAATTGAAATTGACTCACTAACTGCAAGATAGATTGCACGTTCCTTGCACCATTCTTCAGTGATGTTGATTAGCCAACCTGTAGTAACGTCTTCTGAAAATTCCTTCTGAATATCTTCCCACAAACGAATCAATTCTTTGAGGTCATCTTCATTCAGAGAAGTATCTTTACTTGCCTCATATTCAATAACATTCTCGGTAGGAAGTGTATTATATTCATTGATGAAATTTGCAATGTAGCGAAAGATTGCCTTTTCGACTTTTTCTTCAAAATAATCTTCACGAATGAATGGTAATACCTTGTTCACATATTCACGATTAGTTGTAAGTTGCTTCAGCAGAAGTTTGATGTTCATTTGCTCCCAGTTGGTATAAGTTGGAATAATTCATCAGGACATTGAATACAAGACCACGAACAGTTGTTTCAAAATCTTCCACATTCACAGTTGATTCCTCATATGTTTCTGGAACATCGAGGAGATTGATTTGAAAATCCAGACGAAGTTCTCGGTCTTCAACTTCCTTTTCATCACTCACAAGGCAAAGCTCACCTTGTTCATTTTCATAAACAAGGCGCAGGTTCTCAATTCCGAAACGAAATCCATCAAAAGGGCCACTCTCGATAAGAATTGACACGAGGAAATCCTGATTTTCCTCAATGGAATATTTTAGTTCTTCGAGACCATCAGGATTCATTTGTTTCCTCATCGAGAGTTTCAACGAACAATTCTTCTTCCTCTGCTTTACCATAAGAGAAAAGTTCCTTGACTTGAACATTCAATTGCTCAAGCACACTTTGTGTGAAAAATGTGCTTGCTTCTGCCATAATCTGTTTCTCATACAATTTTCTACCATCAGCAGTTTCATAACGATGACCGACACGTTTGAAAATTCCTGCTTCTTCTGCAATCGGCAACAATCCATGGTAGCGATTCAATCCTGTCTTGAAACTTAGATAGAGTTCTGCTTTGCTATTTTCGATTGTGAAGCGAGATTTTTCTGCTCTGGCTGTAATAATATTGCCAATTTGACTTGTTCCATCCTTTTCTTTGCGTTTTGTCAGGAAAAGAATCGTTGAACTGAAAAATTTCAAACCAGAGCCACCAGACATTTGCTTGCCGGAATAGGCAGAGATTGAATCGTAGATGTGATTGTTAACGATCAATGGAATCTTTGCCTTTTGCAATTCGAGAGCCAGGATGGTCATTGCAGATTTGATCAACTTTGGTCTTGTCATGTCGACAACTTCCTTTTCATTCAATGTATCATCGACAGTCTTCTTTGTTGTCAGACCACCAAGAGAATCAAGGACCATAATGACAGGAACTTTGTCTTCTTCTTCTGCATGATTATATTCATTCAACCATTTGAGAGTTTCTTTTTTGAAATCTTCGACAGTCGCAACAGGAGAATAAACAATTCGTTCATAGTCGATGTTACGATCTGTGAACATTTCTTTGGTGATTGCATTTTCAGTATCATACCAAATCACGTGACCATTTTGATGTTCATTCAAAAAGTTCTTGACAACAGAAAGAGCAATGAATGTTTTACCTGTTCCGGGATCCCCAGCAAGCGATGTAATTTTTCCTTCGGGCACACCTTTGAAGAAGTCGCCAGTGATCAAGGCGTTCATCATGTAGCTACCTGTGTCATAAAATCGCTGAGGATCCGAACTCAATGGCGTTTCGTCAATCAACTTCGCCATTTCATTTCCAACTAACTTGCTATAATTCTTGAATAATTTTGATGCCATAAATTTGTCCTTTGATAGGGTTGCGAAGAATCTTTTCGAGTATATCAGAAATTCAAAGGAATGTCAACTTAAAAATAGCTGAACAGATCTTTTTTCTTCTCATGCTGCCAGCCAATTGGCTTGAGCATGATTTCAAGAGGAGAGAGAAAAGCCTTTTCGAATTGTTTGTTGTAGTCAACGATTTCATGAAGATTCAATTCCTTTGGAAGCTTTGAGATGAAGCCAATGACATTCTCACCTGTGATTTTTTCGTCACGTAGGAATACATATTTCATCTTTGAGCCGGATTTGATTTCATTATAATAAAGAACCAAGCCATGTTTGCGAATCAGATAATTGTAGGAGATGGCTGCACGGACATGAATCGGGCAACCTTTCTTGTGCAGTGAGCCTGTTCCAAAAACCCCGGCATGAAAATTTTCTTCTGTATCTGCATTATAATACTTGTGCAGGTCTGAGATGCCCTTTGGAAAGGCAATTTGATGTGGCTCAAAAGAATTCCATTCTTTGCGAAAGTTCTCGACATACTTGATCAGATCATCTTCTGTTTGATAGAGAATAATCTTGGCACAATCTGTCAATGACTTGCGACAAACATTTGGTGTTGCAGCAGCCTTGACGGCTTCGACACCGGTCATCTTCAATTGAGGCTCTGTATAATCAACACCTTCAAAATGCACAAGAGAAAGAATATATTTCTTTTTTGCAATGAAGACACCAGAGCCAACTGCTTCAAGTTTCATTGATAGTTCAGGACGATAGACATTGAGATATTCATTGAACTCGCCAATGGCTTGATCGATCTTTTCTGTCAATTTGCTATAACCAATTTTCTTTGCTAGTTCCAGCTTCTCTTCTTTTGTCTTGTTCTTTGCAAGCTTCTCGATGATTGGATCTAATTGAAAGTATTGACTATCTGTATCACCATAGACTGTGAATGTCTTTTCTTCTTCGAATTGAAAAGTTTCATTGAGATATTTTTTGATGTATCGCTCAACAAATCGATTTGCTGCTTGTGCTGAGAAGGTGATTGCTTCTGCCAGACGAATGTCATAAAAACGAAAGTGCTGAAGGCCGCAAATACCAAAAAAGGAATTTGCAGCAACTTTTGTTACCATTTGCTTGTTGTTGAATGCAACCACAAGCCTCTGACATTCTTGAATTTTTTCAGGATCACCACCAGATTTCTTGAGAGTTTCGATTTGCTTCTTATTTTCTAACATTTTAATTTTATAATCTTTTCTCAAGTCGAGCATCCTTGCGACAAGAGCCGGAATAAAACCCATCTTTTCTTTCGTGAATCTCACTCCATTGGCTGCAACAACAAGGTCACGTTCATAATCATCCTTGAGATCCGCTTTACGGTCCAGTATCTCTTCGATTGAAATCTCACTTTCATCCACAATACATTCGGGAGAGATGTTGAAGGCCATCATCACAGAAGGATACAGAGAAGTGAAATCAAAAGAGACCACTTGCTCCGCTCTTTGTGGAATTGGCTCAAAGACAAAAGCACCTCCAAATTTCTCAGACTTGGTATTTTTTTTCTTTGCAATCGGATTGACAATCTTTTGTTCGAACAAGTAGTTTTGAATGATGTTTTCCCAATAGCGCATGGGTGAGAAGATATCTTCGAAGTTAACTTTTGAGAAATAGGCGAGTCCTAATCCGATTTCCATTAGCTTCATTTTTTGATCAAGCTTCTCGATCAATTCAGTATCTTGAATGTTGTAATCAAGAAATAGCTGAAAGTCTTTCTCGTATAGCTCAAAGAGATTATCATAATCCGAAACGTCAGTCTTTCGATCACCAAGCTCAATGTTTGCAATATAATCGAGCTTGTAAGATTCTTGATTTGTGAAAGTGAACTTCTTGTAGAGTGCAAGATAGTCCATCTGAGAAAGGCCTTTGATCGAAAAAATTAGGTCAACATCGTCATAACCATTTTTTTTCTCATAGGAATAAACCATACCGTAAGGAGAAAGTGAACGAAGAGATTTACTACCAAAAAGTTTTTCAATTCGTCGACAAATGTAAGTGATGTCAAAGTTTGAAACATTCCAGCCAGAGATGATGTCAATTTCACTTCTTTTCCAGAACTCAAGAAATTCAGATAATAGGATTTCTTCATGTTCATATAGCTTGACCTTGATGTCCTCTCTCTGGTTTTCATAGGTAGACTTGGCGTTGAACTTGAGAGCAAAGACATTTGTGACGCCATTCATTCGCATTGAAATTGCATTGATTGGATAGTTTGCATCTCTGGGTTCGGGAAACTTTCCATCATTCGCATAAACTTCAATATCAAGATATGCGATGTTGATTAGACTCATATCAAAATCAATATCATCTTCAAAATAGCGATAGATGAAATCGAATTCAAGCTTAGGATTTCCTGAGAGTTTTTCTTTGGACAGGTCGTCCATGTTGCTAATTTTTTTGCGATAATCTGCAATCGAATCACAGGGAACCTCAGCAAAAGGCTCACCTGTTAGTGAACGAAATTCACCGTTTCGTTTTGGTAGGAAATAAGAAGGTGCAAATTTGATTTTGTTTTGTTTCTTAGTACCGTTCTCAACATAACGAACATGAATTTTTTCACCAATCAAAGACACATTTGTATAAAACATGTTTCTCCAGATGTAAGATGAAAGAGAGTTTTCTCTATTGTATCAGACCTGAAAACAAATGTCAAGAAATTTATCCAAGCAATGTCTTTCCGTTGTTTGAGACTTCGGTTGCGTGAAGAATTGTGTGTGTGCTTTGAAATCCATTCCCTACGTTTGACACTAAATTTTCATAGTCTTCCATCATGACCGTAATTTCGTTGTAATGAAAAGAGACTTTTTCTGACTTGAGTTGTAGAGAAAACAAAAACTTTCCTTGCACATCTGCGCTCGGTTCAACAGAAAGAATTTGTGTTTCATTGTAAGTTTTATCCCAAGATGAGTTGTCATCAATGGGAACAGTGATTCGATGAAACATAATTACCTATTCGAAAAGAGAGAGAATTGATTTTTGTTCACGATATGGATTTTGTCCAAAGGTCCATATCGGTTCTGTATAGATTTGTTCTTTTTTCTTTTGACCAACATTCATGTTCTGAGACATTTCAAATCCTGCAATACCAACAAATTGATCTCGATAGCGATTGACCATTGGATCACAAATGAATACACGATTTTTGTCAATACCAATATCGGTGATGTTGATCATTGTTGTCTTTGATTTTGGTAGTAATTGATCCATGATACAATAAAGAAAATCTTCAAGCCAAGCATCGCCTGTTTTGTAGCGATTCCAAGATTGATTTCCTTCTGCTTTCGAATCTTTTCCATAAAGTTCTTTGTTGAAATATGGAGGTGAAGAGAATGTGAGATCGATGTCAGGAATTTCTTGATAGTTCAAATCTTCTGCAGGTAGACTATAAATGCGAACATTCTTGATTCCTTTGACTTCAAAACAATTTTGTTTCTCAACGATTTGAGGATTCGAATTACCAAGCCACTTCTCATATTGCAAACACATCTTCTTGTAGATTTCAAACATGTTTAGATTTGGATCTGTGCCAAAATAAGATTTTTTATTTGACAAATAGAATCCTGTCAATCGATCACCCCAACCACAAGAGATGTCAAAGATTGTTTTCCCTGCAACAGTATTGTAAAGATTTTTTGCCGTGTTCACATTGAATTGAGCAGCAATTTGTCCTGCATGTGCAAAGAAGCTTCTCAGAGATTTTTCATTTAGATGTTTGACACCAACTCGACGAATTGTATCCATCAAACGAGAAATTCCATGTTCTTCTGTCCAGAGAAATGTTGGACTTTCTTTGTTGATGATTTCACATTTTAGTCGCTCACCTTCTGCAAAATAATTTGAGATTGCATTTGGTTGAACATACTTTGGAAAATAACCAAGTGTATGTTTGTCATAATCATATTGATATTTCTTGCTATCTGTCAGTCGATGGATCAAAGGACCGTTCAGATAATTTGCATGAACAAATCCAGACCTTGATTTGCGACTGAACTTCATGAAAAGTTGTTGAGCGTCATCAATTGAAATGACAGAACTCGGTAGGGGAAGTTTACTCTCCAAGATATAATTGATCAATGTCGAGTAAACTTCAACGTCATCCTTTCCCTGAACAAATTCAGACCAATTGGGAACATTTGGATAACCTTTTGAATCTGCAGTCTCACGAAGATGACGAAGAATTGCAGCATTTGGTTTTTTCCATTCGGACTCAACGGTCTGTCGAAATGTTTTTACGCTGTTTGTTGATTTTGAAATTGCCATAATGATTTTTCAATTGCCTTTCGTTGTTGAAAGAAATGCCGAAAATTTGAAGAGTATTCATATTTCTCTTCTACATTCAAAAATGGTCTTGCTTGATGTTCAAACGGTGACAAATGCATTGGTGTCGAGCCAATGAGCTTGTTTGCGAGTCCTTGGTCATTTTGATAAGTTGTTGTTGAATTATCATGATTTGCATAGGAACTTCGAGCACATCTTGCCGCCGAACAAATGATTGCTTCGTCGAGAGTGAGATTCTTACCATCATTATCCTTATAGACCATATTACCATTCACTTGACGAATCACATAAGGTACATGCCATTGATTTTCATCAAGAATCAATGGTGTGCTGTTTTCGACTTCATACATCATCTCTTCGACAACTTTTCGAATATCTTCTTGTGCATCAGGATGAATTCGTAGTGCAGCAATTTCAAGAAGAGCATCATGCTCTATCGTCAATGTTTCTTCTACCCACACATAGGGTTCAAGAATTCGATTTGCAACTTCCTTGTGGATGTTTGCCTTTTCCATCAATGAATGCGCCAGACAGGCAAAGTTCGCAGACATTCTCCAAATCTTTTTGCCAAAGGATGCAGTTGCGCTTGTTTGTTTTCCTGCTTGCATTCCTTTTTGGTTTGTTCCGAATTTGACAGGAATGTATGGATTGGTTTTCGCTTCCTTGCGATATTTCTTTGTAGGAATTGCTCGAGAACTTTTGACGGAGTGCGATGCTGCACGATGTCGAAGAAGTTCACTGTGAATGATTCTGCCATATCGAAGATTGAATGTGATCAATCTTTCTCCAGTTGGCAAAGAACTGTCTTGAACAATTTTAGCCTTGATCATATATCACCGAAAATGAGTTAGCAATGAAGAAACTATCCACCAGGTCAGGTAAAGGTGGTTGTAAATGTTTCTCAGTTTTCAACGAGTTGATCCAATTTTCATCGGCCAACGAATTATTTATTTCGATAAATTGGTCAAACATTTGCCATTTATTTGCATTGCCTTTACCTACGGCTAATTTCTTGACTGCAGTTGGTGCAACAATTTTTGGGTATAATTTATATTGACTCAAATAATATTTGAAAATTCCTGTCGCTTCACCAATATCAAATGTTCTACCTTTTGCACCCATGCTGTAGCCTTCGAGTAGTATAACATATTTGCGAAGTTTGTCAAGTCTTTTTTGAATTTCGGCCGCAAGAAGCCCAGCATTCGTTGAGAAGCGAATTGTGTTGTTTGTTGCGGGGGATGAGAAGGCAAAGGAAATGTTTGAAGGAAAAGATATTTTTTCGATCAAATTTCTTGAATGCAGAAAAAAGAATTCACAATTTTCGAAAGAGTGCTTTTGACTTGAATTCCAAAAGCAGACACAAGGACTGCTAATGGAAAAGTCAATGCCTACATGTAACATATTTTTCTCCTAAATAATTGATTTCCTTTTATTTAGGAGAATTTGAAATATAAGTTACTTTCGGTCACCGTTGACGAATGTTTGAAATTGCTTCGCAACATTGAGAATTTGATCAACACCAGGATAACCTTTGCAATATTTTTCAAGGTTGTCTGTTGTTTGTTGAATCATTTGCATACCTTGCTCTTCATTTTTTTTCATGATTTCTTCAGCAAGCATGAATTGACGCTCAATTGCCATATGTTGCATGTTGTACATGTTCTCAACATAATCTTTTGCAGTGTTCAATAATTCTTGACGAATTTCATAGGGATTTTTATTTTCTGCCATTGTTACCTTTGTGTGTGTTTGTGTTAGTAAATTACGCCATTTTCATTTTGGCGGCGACTTCGTTGATCCCATTGCTTCATTCGATGCTCAAGGTCGACAAGATCAGACGCCTCGTTGAGATATCTTTCTTTTAGCTCATTTTCCGAAGGAAAGCAAAGATTCCAAAGATCGATGCAACGCTCGAAAAAACTTTTTTTTTATTCTCAGCTATTCGAGATTCGAGCCAATTGTTGAAAGCCCATTCGGCATCATGCTTATATTCGCTACGAAAATAGCTTTGCATTTCAGAGTATTTTGTGGATCTGATCGCAGAAGGAAAGTCGAAATATGTCATTTTACTCCTATGTGTGTGTTGTGTATAAAATGTGATTCTAATTTAGGGGCGACCAAGGGTCACCCCATTGGTCTTATGCAGCAGCCAATTTCTTGACGTTTGTCACAATATTCGATAATATGCTTTGGTCTGTTCCAATTCCAATCACTTGAGGCTTATCCTCTTCTGGAATTTCTTTTTCAAGACCAATATATAACATTCCATCCCTGATGTCAGCAGCAAGGACTTTCATGTGTTCACCAAGCACAAAGGATTTTTTGAAAGAACGAGCAGCAATACCACGATAGGTTAGAAACTCATCGGCATCTGATTGCTCTTCCTTTTTTCCTTCAATGCGTAAATAATCTTTCTCTTTTGTGACCGTGATTTCATCTTTC